AAACAAGTACGAAACCGTGTCGTTCCCGTCAGACTCACCCACGCCTCAGAAGAGCCTGTTCCGGAACGTTCCAGAGTCAATCGTCGATCCGTACGATTACGTGACCCATTCGGGCGGCGGAAATTCGTACTTCGGTAACATCAACGAGGCAGTCGCATCACCTTCCGACTCGGTCAGCAGGATCGAGCTCGCTCTGCGTGCCATCCAGGACTCGATCATTGATCCGATCGATTCGCAGACCAGGACGTACGTCGGAGCACGTAGCATCTCTGAAGTGACGGTCACGCCGACAGACAGTGTCAGCATCGGTCATTCGTTCCTCATCAGCATCTCCGATCTGATCGTCAATCCGAGCGATGTCGTCTCGCGCACGTTCACAGGTGCTAGACCGATCTCTGATGGCATCATTGATCCGACTGACTCTGTCGTTCGAGCGTTCACAGGTTCTAGGACGGTCATCGAGGTATTGCTCGACCCGACAGACATTGTTGAGATGCAGTACACGCCGTTCAACCCGCCCGGGCCAACGCCCGAGGTTGAGCGTCCTCTACGACTACGACTGGTCGGACAGTCAGGCACGAAGCGCCGCGAGGCGCAGATGGATCAGGTCGTCCTGTTTGCACGTCTGGTCAGCATCAACAACAGACCGCCGGCGGATGACGTCAAAGGCTGGATCAGAGTATACGTAAAGAAAGAACAGCAGTACGCAGCATGCATGGCAGAACACGTCTCTACGCACCGGAAGGTTGAAATTGATTGGGATTCAATCAAGGTCTCCGCCAGTCGCCTGAAGCGAGATATTTAAGGGACACATGGACCAACTTCTAGAAACGATCGATCTTGACGCAGAGAAATCCAACGAACTGTTCTTCAAGATCAGGGTGGAAGGTCTAGACCAGGCTCCCACGAAGGTCAGGCTTGTGTGTGAAGCAGGTGATGTTTCGTACATGTTCAAGGGATATTCTACGAACGAGGAGGGGATGATTCAGTTCATGATCCCCGCACTCAAAGGTCAGATCAAGGAAGGAACGTACGTCGGTCGAGTCGAAGTCCTGATTGAGAATCGGTACTTCTCTCCCCTGACGTTCAACCTCAATTTCAAGAGAGAGATGAACGTTGTCGTTGAGTCGGTTCAACCTGCGCGTCGTCCCAATGTTGGACCTTCCGTCACCGCGTCTGTCATTCCGTCCGTCAGGAAGGTCGTTGCACCTGAGCCCACTCCGCAGCCCATTGCAAAGCAAAAGCCATTCGTCATTGAGACTGAGACGCGTCAACCCGTGAAGCCCGCCCCCACAATGCCTCGTTCAACATCTTTGAAAGAGCGCCATGCGTCGAAACCTGTCAAGCCTGAGATTGTGGACTTCGACGCGCTTGATGAGACACTCATCGAGAATATCACGAGGCAGTTCACGAAGCCGAGGAAGTGACCGACGTCGTCTGCTCTGAACGTCATTTGCATCGATACTTATCGACATGACGTTTGCTCAGACGCTTGCGCCGTGACGGGATCGATCGGAGTGATCGTAGAACTCAAGGTTGAGTATCCTTATCTTTTAAAGTTTTGTGTTGTAACACTTCGTCAATCGAACCCATTTCGGGCCACCACATTATGTATGTGATGTTCATTTCTTTGCAGTAAGCAACGCCTGCTTTCGTTTTACACATAACACGAGGGTGTGTAGATAGTTTGAATGGCTTTGCTTCGAGCATGATGATTTTACCTGATTTCAACGTGATGAGAAAGTCAGGAACGTATCTTCGTGTTTTGTGCTCAGTTTCATCAATGTATCTGATTGAAACACATTCATAGTTCCACGAAGCAACCGCGTCAGATGCATCGAGATCTTGCATGATCGTAAGTTCATACGATGATTTGTAGCGACATGTTTTAGGACACTTGATTGCCTTATATTCTCCTCGTTGCCATATTCTTTCGTTGTTCAGAAGTTTATTTGACATCACTTCAGAAAGATGTTGATTTGTGAGCAAATACGCACCCTGCGTAGCGCGGGTATTGTACGTTACTCTTTGCTTGATCGTAGTTTCTTCACGTTTCTGTAGATTATCTTTCCAGAATTGACGTACTTTTTCTCCCAATGATTCACGTAATTCTGGATTGGCTTCATATGTTTGACGTATGCTCTCGGATCTCTTTATGATTGTATCATCTGTTATAAATTCACGCATCCTAGTAGCCTTGGCCGCCGCCAGTTCTGGATGTTCAGCGTGGTACTGCTTCATATTTGTTGAGTTTTTGCGTCCAATTCTTTCGCGAATTTCGTAACTGGGTGATTTACCAACACCATTGTGACCATGTATGTAATCATTGAAGTGATCACGGCTGCCAAGCGTTGAAAGTTCAATTTGACATTTGCATCCACATTTACACATTGGTGGGATGCCATTGTACATGTTTTCTAATACGTAGTCGCGCCATGTTTTTTGATGATCACGACGCAAATGATTGATGAGTTTGTATCGTGTGGGAAATTGCGATTTGCATAGTTCACAGTGACGTGGCGTTGTCATAATTTAAATAGTATTACAAGACCGATAGTGTGTTCTAAGCACGTACTCATTCCTACTTAGATCGTGTCAAGTTTTATCGAAACCATCAATCCGTGTCCGTACAATTTTTTTAGCTCTGATCCTGTTTTTCAACAGGAGGCCGATGGAACCGTGCTGTTCGTCAAGCGCAAGCTTGGTGATGACATCCTCAGCGTTGAGCTGACGTCAAGGCAGATTTGGGCATGCCTTGAGGAGTCGTGCCTCGAGTACGCGCGTCACGTTCAAGAGCTAAAGATCATCAGTGAGTTAGCGAATGTCATGGGTCAGCCTACGGGCTCTACTGACCTGACGAACAAGTACCCACAGAAGTCGCTGGACTTCCTTCTACGCATGGCGGATGCGTATGCGACGGCTGCAAGCGTCGGAGGAAGCTACGACGCAACGATGGGTTACATCAACTTGAAGTCAGGTCGACAGGACTATGACATCTACAAAGAACTGTACGTTGCTGCACGTCCGCCGAGGTTCGGTGGCCCTCCTCCCGAGCTGGTGGTCGATGCTGTTCCGGATGGATTCAAAGGAAAGCTTCGAATCGTAGACGTTTTCCACTTTGAACCGCTCGCTGCGCAGACGTTCTTGCTCAATGCCAGCAACATCACTAACTTCCTTGCAACAAACTTCAACTATGAATCATACGTGAATAGTACGGTCTTCTACGTGCTACCTGTGTTTGAGGACGTCGTTCGACGAGGCATGCTGAAAGAGGCGTTCCGCGTTCGTAGGTCGAACTACAGTTACGCGATCATCGGCACGAAGCTCAGGATCTTTCCCATTCCGACAGTCGACACGAACCTCGACGGTCTTGGGCCGAATCGACTGTACATCAAGGTCATGACGCCGAACGGAGTGCTAGATCCTGCATTCGAGGATCAGTCGATCAACGGAATCTCAGGCCCAGAGAACGTGCCCTTTTCAATTCTTCCATATTCGACCATAACTCAACCTGGAAAACAATGGATTCGTCAGTATACGCTGGCCCTCTGCCGTGAATTGCTTGGCATCGTCAGGTCAAAGATGCAGACGATTCCGATTCCTAATGCAGATCTTACTCTTGACGGTGAATCGCTCAAAACTCAGGCACGCGAGGACAAGGACAAGTTGCAGACGCAGTTGAAGGAATTCCTCGAACAACTCACGAACGCAAAGCTCGCGGAGACGAACGCGAACATCGCAGAAAACATGATGAAGCAGCTCAGAGCAATCCCGATGCCGCGTGGTACCGCGATCGTGATTGGTTGATTGCAATACCTATCGGCACTAGAATGGTGTACGATGTAACATGCTCTTAGGCGTCAAGAAGGAAATACGCGTAGATCGATTGGGTCGTACGTGGAAACATGATGTGTTTACGTTGAAGTGTGACATGTGTGGAAAAGAGTTCGAACGTCGAGGGTGCGTGTTTCGTTTCTTGTCTCGAAAGACACACGCGTGTTCATCTGAGTGTAAGAGTGCAGCACACAAGAACGGTGGCGTCGTAGAACGCATTCGTGCGAAGACGAACCTTGAACGCTATGGCGCAGAGAATGCATACGCGGCAGAACCGTGCAAGACGAAAATCAAAAGCACATTGATGGAGCACTACGGCGTTGAACATGCGCTACAATCAGTCGATCTTCAACGAAAGCAACACGAAACGTCAGTCGCACGTTACGGTGAACGTCCCATCTCGTCGCCCATCATCCAAGAACGCATCAAGGCCACGATGTTAGAGCGTCACGGCGTCGAACGACCGATGCAGATGGTGCGTGTTCGCGAGGCGATGATGTCAGGTAGCATCGAGAAGTACGGTGTGCCCTTTCCGATGCAAAGTCCAGAGTTCAAGCACGAGATGTTCGAGAGACGTACCGAGGACGGTACGTACTTCAAGTCGAAGTCTGAGGATCGATGCTTTGATGCACTGTGCGAACGTTTCGGCATGGAGTGGGTCGATCGACAGGTTGCGATCACGAAGCATTGGTGCATCGATTTCTACGTCAGGAGCATCGACGTTTATGTCCAATTCGACGGCGTGTACTGGCATGCGCTCGATCGACCCATTGAAGAGATCAGGCGTTCCGGAACTGATGGTCACCGCCGTGACATGTCGAGGTATCGCAAGTGGCTTGTCGACCGTCAACAGGAGAAGTGGTTCGTTGAGCGCGGCCTTCGTCTTGTTCGCATCACTGACAAGGAGTTTCAGGCCGATCCTACGACGTGCCTACTTAGGATCATAGGTGCAGCTGCATGGCTCGACTATTCATAGGCCCGCGGGAGATGAATTTCATCTCTGACATCACGAAAGAGCTCATCAAGGATGTCGTTGGGCAGTTCGTGTACTACTATCCGATCAACGACAAGAAGACGCCTTCTGATGGAGTGTACAACGAGGCAACGAAGAAGGTCTACGACAACCCAATTAAGTTGGATTGCCTGGTGAACTCGAGTTTCCAAGAGGAGACGAAGATCGACCAGTTCGGTGTCGACGCAAAGTTCAAGATTGAAGTCTACATTCAACATCGTGACCTGGTGGAGAAGAACATCGCTGTTGCGATCGGTGACTTCTTCAGCTACGGTGAGTACTTCTACGAAGTGACCGAGAAGGTATTCATGCGTACCATCTACGGCGAGATTGAGCACAAGGACGGCGTCAAGTTGATCGGCACCAAGTCTCGCTTCACGCAGTTTGCATCGACGACATTGGGTCCCACGGACATCTCACGCCCAGAGCCAGACGCAGTCCAGACGACATTCGTCCAGCAACGTGGTCAGGCAACGAACAGCGAGGGCGTGACAGGAGACGTTCGAGCATTGCAGGATCCGCTCATCGTCGGACCTCCTATCACCGGTGCCAAGGAGGTCTCGCCGAAGGGCGCAGACGACGGTACGGGAATCAGTTCGTTCTACGATGAAAGTGATTGAAATGTTCATGTATCATGTGTATTGTGATTTCATGGCCGATACTGGTGAGGTGATCTATGTTGGTTATGGTAATGATAGTCGCGTGAAATACCCAGAACGTAATGATTTACATGACATCATTCGTTTAGCACATGGAATTGTTCGAAAGGTTATGTGGAACGGTGATAGTCTTGCGTGCGCTCATGCGATTGAAATCAAGTTGATTGCTGAACTACACACATTCATCGATGATCCACATGCTAGCAAGAACGTGTGTAACAAGACGTCAGGTGGAGAGGGTTCGAGACACTGTGCTGCGACACGACGTAGAATCAGTGAAACGATGAAAACACTTGAGCGCACTGTTGAACACTCTAAGAACATCAGCATCGGTAAGAAGGGAAAGCCAAGTGGTTGGAAAGACAGGAATCAATCGTTGAAGCATGTTTCGAATCGTGTTGCTGCGTTCAATGCAAATAAGTCGCATCACAAATCGCTAAAAGGCAAAACGATGCATAGGTTAAACGCACAACTCGCTAGCGAAATACGTGCTCGATTTTTGTCGAACGAAAATGTTCATGCCCTTGCCATAGAATACGGCGTGAGTGACACAACGATCAGAAATATTGGGAAGGGAGCGTCGTACATATCATGACAACTCGATATGATGCAAAATCAAAGACGCGCTTCAACGTACCCGGGCTACCGTCAGGGTACCAAGGCGATTCTGCGACTGACATCACGATCCCGTCGTGTGGCATCAAGGATGTTGACGAGGCTATGTTTAGGCTCTTCGACAAGGAGATACCGCTCATTGTCTCAGCTGAAAATGTCGCAGAGAATCGTCGTTGTCCGGTCATCTTCTTCTCAGGCGAGAAGTGGGCGCTCAACAAGAAGTTTCGAGCGATGCGCGACAGGAACAACGCCCTGATCCTTCCTATCTGCACTGCTGTGAGGACGTCCATCACCCAGGATCCTGCCTCTGACATCGCCGGTCGCGGCATCAACCAGCAGACAGGCGAGATAGTTGTCCACCGCCGTCTCGATAAATCGGATCGCAACTACCAACAGCTAATCAATCGTTTAATGTTGCCTCACCAGCAGAACCTTGCTGTGGCGCCCGGTCAGGCGGACCCGGGTCAGCTAACAACGACGAGGGAGATCGGCGAGCTAGCCGGCAATGAGCTCGTCGAACAAGGAGCGTTGCTTCTTCCCAATCGGACGAACAACATCTTTGAGACGATTGTCATCCCTGCGCCTCAGTTCTTCACTGCAACGTATGACGTGACGATCTGGACGCAGTACACGTCACACATGACGCAGCTGATCGAACAGATCATCTCATCGCAGCTTCCTCAAGGTAACTGTTGGAAGCTCACGACCCCGAAGGGTTATTGGTTCATTGCGAGCGTTGATGGCAATAGCTACACCGCAGATGCAAACACTGATGACTTTTCGCAGACAGAGCGCGTCATCAAGTACAAGTTCACCATCAAAGTGCCAGGTTACATCCTCGCGTCATCTGTCCCAGGAGCACCCGTTCCGATCAGGAAGTACACATCATCACCCATGATCACGTTCAGCACAGGGATCGACTCAGGCGCGAACGTTGACACAGGCGACGCAGGAAACTTCGTCGATGAGCCTTTTCTCGGTGCTGATGATCCCACGTTGCCGTTGACGTCAGGTGGTGACGGTGACAATCCACGACAGGATCAACGTAGGACGAATGGAACTCGTCTGTGGCCGGCAAAGAACGATAACGTTGATAATCCTGATGATCCTGCGTGGAAAAAAGTCAGGCGCGGCACGCCCCCGACGAGGTTCAAGCGCATAAAAGGCATCGACAAGAACGGACGGGTTGTCACGAGATTGTATAGGATCAACGCAGCAGGCGCACAAGGTGAATCAGTGCTCCCCGCCGATGCCAACCTGGGCGGTCTTACTATCATTGCAGTAGAAGACCTCGACGACTGACCGAGTCCGGTCTTTCAAACCAGCGTGGAATAGTTATCTTAGCGTTCTAGCAATCGCAAGAGGAGCACGTAAATGCCCGTACAGACTTTCAGGTCACCCAACTTCTTCGATCGTGAGATCGACCAGTCAGCAATTGCCCCCTTGGGTCCCTCTGGTGTCCCTGCGGGGATCATCGGTACCTCAAACAGGGGTCCCGCGTTCATCCCGGTGACGGTCGGTGACTTCAATCAATTCATTGCAACGTTCGGCGATCTTGACCCGAACAGGTACGGTCCTTACGCTGCGAATACGTTCCTTGCAAACCGCAGCGCGCTCACCTTCCTGAGGGTCCTAGGTGCTGGAGCGAACGCTTCCGGTACTGACATCGGACGAACCGCAGCGACCGGTCGAGTCCTGAATGCAGGATTTCACCTTGACGGTGAACCTGCAGCGGGAGACGGAGCAGGACGCTACAACAACGTCGTGCAGTTCCTCGTAGCACAGCACGTCATCCAGACGGCTGAGGCTTACGGCCAGGCAGACTTCACAGACAACGATTCGTTCCTTCCCGGATCGTCGGTTGTCAACCTCGTTCGTGGCGTCATCATCCCAGCTAGCGGCTCTCGCATCATGATCGCCTCGATGGATCACAACCTCGTCGGTGCGAACATCACGGCCTTGAATGACATGGGTCAGGCGGATGCAAACGGCAACTTCAAGCTGATCATCTCCACTTCACTCGGCAGTGCATTCTACAGTGACGACGGTAACCCGGGTTGCCACATCGTGACAGCATCGCTTGACCCGAGCGCTACGAATTACTTCGCGAAGGTGCTCAATACTGATCCGAAGAACTTTGTCACCATGCAACACCTCGTCTACAGCGACTTTGCAGTCGATGATGAGATTGCAACCGTCGGCACAAACGGCGCAGAGTCCGTAGGCCAGGTCGTCGGCATCCTACAAGGGTCAACGCACATCAGTGCAGTCGCGGGAGCGAATGACACGTTCACGTCTTCTCCTTACCATGACGTCACATCGTTCCGTTCCACATTCGGAGCATTCGACACGCGGTACCAGACGCCGACCACACCGAACTTCATCAGCCAACCTTTCGGTAAGACCGAATTCGACCTCTTCAGGGTCGAGGCTCTCGACGACGGTGCATACGCGAACAACCTCTACAAGATCTCAATTGCTAACCTGCAGGCGTCCACAAACGCAGCGAACAAGTACGGTACGTTCTCTGTGCAGGTTCGCAGCTGGGATGACACGGACATCAACCCGAACATCATCGAGCAGTTCAACAACTGTTCGCTCGACCCAGCGGCTGACACCTACGTCGCGAAGGTCATCGGTGATCGCAAACTGTTCTACAACTTCGACGCAGAGGATCCTTCAGAGCGTAGGATCATCGCGGGTGGCAAGTATCAGAGCAACTCTTCGTACATCCGCGTTGTGATGAACGATGCAGTTGATCGCGGTCAGGTTCCTCCTGCGTGCCTTCCCTTTGGCTTCCGCGGCGTTTCTGTCTTGAAGACGAATGACGCATTGAGCGACACTACGCCGGGAATTGCTCGCATGTTCGGACTTCTCTCCGGCTCTGCAAACATCCTGTCACAGTCAATCGTCCCACCCGTTCCCTTCCGTTCGAAGGTGACGAAGGGCACACGACCCCAAAGTGGCTGGTTTGGTCAGCCCGGATCGACTGAGGTCACGATCAACACGATGTACTGGGGTACGAAGTTCGAGCGTAACGACATTCCTCTCAACCCGAACATTGAGACATTGCCGAACAACTTCCTCAATTCACTCACGCAATTCCAAGGACTGTCCTTGCTCGACACGGTCGTGACCGGGTCAGGCGCCGATACGTTTAACGACAACAAGTTCACGCTTTCAAAGTGTGCATTCCCCAACGGTGCGATCTCCGATCTCACCTCGTCGGTTGAAACAACGATGCTTGGAACAGCGTACATCCGCAACGGTGTCGTTGATTCCTCGCAGTACACGATCAACGACCCGGTGTTCGGTTCTCCACGCATCACCTTCGCAACGTTGCTCGGCAAGGGCACGCCTGCGCAGTTCAATCGCTTTGCAAACTTCACGAAGTTCACCACCTTCATGCAGGGTGGGTTCGACGGGACGAACTTCCTCGACATCGATGCAGAACGCATGAACGACAAGGCAACGTGCTTCGAATCGAGCAAGTACGGATCTGGCGGCGCGTTCGCTAGCTACGTACCCGCTGGATTCGGTGCTGCGCAGAGCGGCTACGGTCAGCAGAACTCCACGGTGTCATCGTACATCACGGCCATCAACATCATGACCGATCCTCTGCAGATCAACCACAACATCCTCGCGATCCCTGGCATCCGTGAACCTTTCATCACGGACTACGCAGGCAATGCCGTCAAGGCGTACGGCCTCGCATACAATGTCATGGATCTCGAGAGGTTCGACGAGAGCGGACTGCGCATGTTCGATGACTCTGTCAACGCGGCGGGTTCACTTGCCCGTCCGGACGTCAATCAGACAGCGGCTGGACTTGACACCCGAGGAATCGACAACAACTACATGGGTGTGTACTTCCCTGACATCTTCATCAATGACACGACCAACAACCGCCGCGTCAAGGTACCTGCGTCCATTGCAGCCTTGGGTGCACTGGGCTTCAACGACAGGGTCGGTTACCCGTGGTTCGCGCCGGCGGGCTTCAACCGTGCATCGCTCGATTTCGTCACAAATGTCGAGGTCAGGCTCACAGCATCTGATCGCGACACGTTGTACGATGCTCGCATCAATCCAATCGCTACGTTCCCGAGGCAGGGATTTGCGATCTTCGGACAGAAGACGCTCCAAATCAAGTCTTCAGCGCTTGACCGGGTCAACGTACGTCGCCTCCTGCTCGAGGTCAAACGGATCATCATCGGCATCGCAATGCAGTTGGAGTTCGAGCAGAACACGCCTGCCTTGTGGAACACATTCGTTTCGCAGGCATCCTTGCAACTGGGCCTGATCCAGGCTCAGCAAGGCATCGAGGCATTCCAGGTCATCATGAATGAGACAAACAACACTGACATTGACGCGCAGCTCAACAGGCTGAACGGCAGGATCGTGGTTGTACCGACGAGGGTGATCGAGTTTATCGCAATTGATTTTTGCATCACGAATTCGGGTGTCGTTTTTACCTGACGTCCGCTGAAGCCTGACAGCTTCGGGTGGCCTGTGCTAGAGTGCACAGGCCATTCTTCTTTAATCTTCTTTGCGCGCGTGTATTACCCAACCCACTCGTGAGAGCCGCAATATTTCTCACCATAGAATGCTACAATTGTCGATACTTAGAGCACAGAGGCATACATGGCACAGCTCAAATTCGGATCAGCAGGCGTCACTGCAACAGAGATCGACCTCTCAGGTCCGGTAACGACCCAACCAAGCGGCGTCCCTGCAGGTATCATCGGTACTGCATTGAAGGGTCCGGCATTCGTGCCAGTCACTGTCGGCATTGTCAGTGATTTTTATGCAAAGTTTGGTGTAACGGACGGCATCAAGTACGGCCCGCTCGCTGCGTCAGAATGGTTGCGCAATGCGCAGGCACTCACGTACCTCAGGGTTCTGGGTTGTGGCGATGGAAATCAGCGCAGCACCACGACAGGCGATGTCAATGAAGGCGGTTTCACAGTAGGTGAGAATCAGCCCAACCTTGACGCAGACGGTCAACTCGAGGCAAATCCGTTCGCTAACCTGGGCGGGGCCCCGGGTCGTACGTACTTCCTCGGTGCATTCATGTCGGAGTCATTGGGCTCTACGGTGTTCAGCTCGGCAGGGACGCAGGAAGGTCCTGCATCTGTGCCGATCGTCCGCGCCGTGATCATGGCAGCATCAGGCGTCATCCCGACACTGTCTGCAGGCATCACAGGTTCGAACAACACAGCCCCGGGTTCAACGCTGGTTGCAGTCCCGGGCACCGCACACGGCAGCAGCGTTGGCGATGTTGTGCTAATGCAGAACAGCGTTGCAAAGCAGGACTTCGTCATGCTGTTGAACGGACTGCAGGGAACCGATCCTCTCTACCCAAACGTATTCACGGCATCGTTTGACATCACTTCGCCGAACTACTTCCCGAACGTCCTGAACACTGACCCAACAAAGCTCCAGGAGTCAGGTCACTACGTGTATGCGTACTGGGAGGTTCACCCGACGACAGCCACTGTGACCGGGTCAGGTGTCATCGACACTCCACTCAACGCTGCAGTCAACGGCGGCCGTGAGCCGGTTGCGTTCTTGCTGACGGGTTCGGCAGCACGCGACACGGGCACCGGTGCAGTCCCGGACTATGAGGACTTCCGCGATCGCTTCACGCATGCTGTCTCACCTTGGGTCATCAGCCAACACTTCGGTGGCAAACCTCACAACATCTTCAGGGTCCATGCACTTGACGACGGTGCAGGCGTCTCGACGATGTACAAGCTCTCGATCGAGAACATTGCCCTTTCGACCGACACGGCGAACCAGTACCCCACCTTCGACCTCGTGGTCAGGCAGTGGGGCGACAACGACAGCGCACCTCAGTACCTCGAGCAGTGGAGGGGTCTGACGCTCAACCCATCTGACAACCAGTACATTGCCAGGATCATCGGCGACCAGAGCGCGTACTTTGACTTCGACCGTGGCCCCACCGCACAGAAGATCGTCGTCGACGGCAACTACCCGAATGCATCGAACTACATCCGTGTCGAGGTTGATCAGTCAGTCGATGCCGGCGAGCTTGATCCGACGGCGATGCCGGTCGGCATGCGAGGAATTGCACACATTGTCACCGCTGGCACGGGTTCTCTCGCGGCACCGACGCCTTCGTCAGTGTTCGTAGAGAGCGGCGTACAGCTCTTTGCTGGGACGGTCGTTCCTCCTCTTCCGATGCGCATGAATCTGCAACAAGGCTCAGGCGTCAAGCTCCAGGCGAATCCCTACCTCTACTGGGGACCGCAATTCGAGCACGTCACATCGCTCACGACGCCCAACCTCTCGACGCAGCACAACTACTCGCTGGATGCGTTTGCAACGTACTTCCCGAGCCACCGCGTTGACATTCAGGACTTCCTCGCAACAGGCGATCCCGGGAATGGAAATCCCGGTTGCGCAATGCTGAGTGGATCGGTTCTCGATGTTGACCTCTTCAACCTCGACCAGTTCTCACTGATGAACATTCAGGTTGTGACGTCATCTGCAGGCACTGCCGATCCGAACCAGTGGGTCAATGCAGCCTACGTCAGGAACGGCGCGATCGCAACGAACGACACGACAAAGGTCCGCGCACTGCAGCCGGCAGACTTCATCCAGTCGAACCGCCGCTTCCTGAAGTGGACGTTCATGATGCAAGGTTGTTCGGAC